CTGGTTTATTGGGTACGATAGTAGAAGAGGGTCGTAGATTTGCGGCTACTGCTGACATGCAAATTAGCGATATGTCTGGCCAGGCTCCTGTTGGAACTACTTTAGCTTTACTAGAAAGACAGCTCAAAGTATTGACGGCGGTGCAAGCAAGAACGCATTTTTCTTTAAAACAAGAACTGAAGTTAATCAAAAATTTAATTCGAGACTATACAGATCCAGACTACACATATGACCCGGAGTACGGAGGTCGTAAATCTAAGAAAGAAGACTATGACCTAGTAGACATTATTCCAGTCAGTGATCCAAATGCTGCAACAATGTCACAGCGTGTTGTTCAGTACCAGGCTGTTATACAAATGGCGCAAATGGCTCCGCAGATATATGATTTGCCGCAGTTACACAGATCAATGCTTGACGTATTAGGAATTAAAAATGCAGAAAAACTTGTTCCCTTACCAGATGATCAGAAACCTACTGACCCTATATCTGAGAACCAGGCGGCGCTTAAGGGTAAACCGCTAAAGGCTTTTTTATATCAGAATCATCAAGCCCATATTCAGATACATCAGGGCTTAATGCAGGATCCAACAATTGCTGCGGCTATAGGGCAAAACCCGCAGGCCCAGCAAATTACAGCGGCGTTGCAGGCGCATATTGCTGAGCACGTTGGATTTATGTATAGACAACAAGTTGAGCAACAACTGGGTATGTCCATGCCTGCGGAAGATGAGAAGTTACCGCAACAAATTGAGTATGCTATGTCAGACATGATGGCAAAAGCAGCGCAACAAGTTATGCAACAACATCAAGCAGCAGCGTCTCAGCAGCAAGCGCAACAGCAAGCGCAAGATCCGCTTATTCAATTGCAACAACAAGAGTTGCAAATTCGCCAACAGGAAGTGCAAATCAAACAGCAAAAACTGCAACAAGATATGCAGCTTGCACAGGCAAAACAACAAGCTTCCACGGTTTTGGATGCAACAAAGTTGGCGTTGCAAAAAGAAAAAATTGCTGGAGATTTACAACTAGGATCTATGAAAGTTGGGGCAGATATAGCTCACAGGAAAGCAAACATTGCATCTCAAGAAATGCGTACAGGTACGCAGTTGGGAATAGATGTTGGCAAAACAAGAGCGCAACAAGACTTAACGGCACGCCAAGCCGCATTGGAACATGGCAGAGAAATGGAGCAAATGCGCATTGATGCGCGTAAGACGGCTCTACAACACGGTGAAAATACCGCAAACAGATTGCATACCGTTCATAAAGAAAATCTTGATAGAAGTCAAGAGCAACTTAGGATGGAGCAAGAAGCCCGGCAAGCCCAACAGCAAGCCGCCAAAAAACCAAAAGGAAATATTAACGAATGATTCAAGATTTCGCACGCGTATTGCGCGAATACATACGCAAAGACATGAATAACTATGCTGATGATTTAGCTGGTGGTGCATGTAAAAATTTTGATGAGTATCAAAAACTCTGTGGGGTGATCTCGGGTCTTGCCATCGCAGAGCGCTATTTAATTGACCTGCTTGAGAAAGTTGAAAAAGACGATGAGTAATTTAATTTTGCCACCTGGTTTAAAAATACCAGAAACCATCCAGCCTATTGAAAATCCAATAGAGGATGCGACAGATGAACAAAAAGCAACAGTTCTACCCGAGCCAACCGGTTACAAAATTCTTTGCGGAGTGCCCGACATTTCCGACAAATTAGATGGAACTGATTTGGATTTGGTTAGACCTTCCCAATATGCTCAGCAAGAACAAAGCGCCACAACCGTTTTATTCGTGTTGAAAGTTGGGGCCGATGCGTACCAAGATAAAGAACGATACCCAACTGGACCCTGGTGCAAGCCTGGAGATTTCATTTTGACTCGAACTTATTCTGGAACGCGTTTTAAGATATTTGGTAAAGAGTTTAGGCTCATTAACGAAGATCAAGTTGATGCAGTTGTAGAAGATCCCCGCGGAATAACCCGTGCTTAAAGGAAACATATGAACGAATCTTACAAATTCCCAGATGAAATCAATACTCCTAAAGAAGAAGAGGAGATTGAAATTGAAATTGTGGACGATACTCCTGATAAAGATAGAGGCAAACAGCCTTTAAATAGGGAAGTAGCGGACCCAACAGAAGATGAAATTTCAAGTTATTCTCAAAATGTACAGTCACGGATTAAGGAATTAACCCATGCTAGACATGATGAGCGTAGGAAAGCTGAATCTATTGAACGCGAAAGACAGGAGTTGGAAAAGCTAACTCAACATCTTATTGCTGAAAATAAGAGTTTAAAAAACAATGTCAACGCCAATCAGGAAATGATTGTGTCTTCTGCCAAACAAAAGGCCGAAGCAGACTTGGTTTTAGCTCGTAAACAGTATAAGGAAGCCCAAGAAGCTTACGATACTGATGCAATTATTGCGGCCCAAGAAGCGTTAACGGAAGCCAAAATAAAGTTTGAGCAAGTTAAAAATTATCGGCATACCCCTTTACAGGATGAAGATAATCAGGTACAAACTCAATCTAGACAGACTCAACAAGTTAGACCAGATGAAAAATCCCTGCGCTGGCAGGCAAAAAACCAGTGGTTTGGATCTAATGGGTTTGAGGAAGTTACCAGTTACGCGCTAGGACTGCACCAAAAACTAGTCAATACGGGCGTTGACCCGCGTTCCGATGAATACTATCAAGAAATAGATTCACGCATCCACTCTAAATTCCCAGAAGTATTTGGTGAATCAGAGAAATCCCCGGCTCAAACCGCTAAGCGTCCTTCTAATGTTGTTGCTCCTGCTTCCAGATCTTCTGGGGTAAAAAAGGTTCAGCTAACACCTACGCAAGCCGCGTTAGTGAAAAAGTTTAACCTGGATCCTAAAAAGTATTACGCAGAACAACAGAAATTGGAGGCACAAAATGGTTGAAGTCAAAAAGAATCGTGAGCTAGAGACACGCGAAAAACAAGTTTTAAAGGATTACAAACCTGCAAGTTCATTGCCGGATCCCAATCCAGAACCCGGATATAGGTATCGTTACATAATGACACATATATTAGGGAAATCAGATGCTATTAGATTGTCTCGTATGAGGCGCGATGGCTGGGAACCAGTAAAAGCTTCAGATCATCCAGAACTAATGCTTGAGGCTAGTCCAGAGGGTAATGTTGAAATAGGCGGATTAATTCTTTGTAAAAACACAGAGGAAAATATTGCGGCTTATGATAGATTTTACGCAAAACAAGCAAAAGATCAGATGGAATCGGTAGACAACAGTTTCATGAAAGATAACGATCCAAGAATGCGAAAGTTCTCAGAGAAATACTCTGAGGTCACACGCGGACGAGGATTAAATGCAAATCCAAAATAAAGGAAATTTAAATGGCATATCCAACAGTCTCGGCCCCTTATGGCCTAAAGCCTGTTAACCTAATTGGTGGTAGGGTATTTGCGGGTTCTACTCGTATGTTCCCTATTGTTAACGGTTACGGCACAAGTTTGTTCAACGGTGACGTTGTTCAAATTGGAACCAGTGGCAACATTGGTAGTATCATTGCATCAAGTTTAACTTACAACGCTTCTTCTGCTGTAGCGGGAACAATTGGCGTATTTGTAGGTTGCGAGTATTCATCTACTGGCGGCCCCATTTACGGCAAAAATCGTTATCAGTATTGGCAAGCAAGTACAGCGGCAGTTGATGCAATTGGTTATGTAGTTGACGATCCACAAGCTGTATTCCGTACAGCCGTATTGTCTAACCCTGCTGGTACTGGTGGTTCAACAACTATTCAGTACATCAACAATGCCTTCATCGGTTCTAATGCTTATTACATTGGATCTGCTGCTGGTAACACAGGTACAACAACATCTGGTGATTCATTGGCCGGCGTAGCGGTTTCAGCTGCTGCAACAAGTACTTCTGCTATCACTCCTATTACCACTTCTGCGGCTTTCCGTATTGTTGGTATAGTTCCTGATACAGCAGTTACAGTAACTCAAAATGCCACAACATCTTCTACAACCGTTACTTTGTCATCCGCAAACTCTGCGATCCTGCCTGGTATGGTTATAGCTGGTCCTGGTATTTTGGCTGGGTCTAATACCTATGTGACAACCGTAAACGGTACAACAGTAACGATTAATCAAGCTGTAACAACAGCTCAATCTACTGCTGCATCGTTCTCATTCACCGGCTATCCAGAAGCATTAGTAGCATGGAACTTCGGTTACCACAGTTACTTCAATGCCACTGGCGTTTAATTAAGGAGCTAACAAATGGCTATTTCACGCGCACAACTATTGAAAGAGTTGCTCCCAGGATTGAACGCATTGTTCGGACTTGAGTACGCCCGTTACGGCGAAGAGCACAAAGAGATCTACGAAACAGAGAAATCTGAGCGTAGCTTTGAAGAGGAAACAAAACTGTCTGGTTTCTCAGCAGCACCAGTCAAAAACGAGGGCCAAGCTCTTGCTTATGACAATGCTCAAGAAGCTTTCACAGCTCGTTACAACCATGAGACTATTGCTCTTGGATTCTCAATTACTGAAGAGGCGATTGAGGATAACTTGTACGACAGCTTGTCTGCTCGTTACACCAAGGGTCTGGCTCGTGCTATGGCATATACCAAGCAGGTTAAAGCTGCTTCAACTTTGAACAACGCATTTAACAGCCAATATGTTGGTGGTGACGGCGTATCATTGTTGAATACAGCTCACCCATTGGTATCTGGCGGCACAAACTCTAACACTCCATCTACTCCTGCCGATTTGAACGAAACTTCTCTTGAGAATGCCGTTATTCAAATTGCCGCATGGACAGATGAGCGTAGTCTTTTGATCGCAGCTCGCCCCAAGAAGCTTATTGTTCCACCAGCATTAATGTTCGTTGCTACTCGTCTCTTAGAGACAGAGTTGCGCGTTGGTACAAACAACAACGATGTTAATGCCATCAAGAACAATGGTTCTATTCCAGAAGGTTACACTGTTAACCACTTCTTGACAGCGCCAAACGCATGGTTCTTAACAACTGATGTACCAAATGGATTAAAGCACTTTGAACGTGTTCCACTCCAAAACTCAATGGACGGCGATTTCGATACTGGTAACGTCCGTTACAAGTCTCGCGAGCGTTATTCATTTGGATACTCTGATCCATTAGGTCTTTACGGTTCTTATTAAGAACTTAAGGCAAAGTGCAACAATGTTGCACTTGATAAAAAGGGCTCTCAAAAGGGGCCCTTTTTTTATGTAAATTTTGTTGACAAATTTTCTATTTAGTGTATATTTCATTTATCTGGGACTTCAACCTTGTTGCCACTGGCCCAGCAGACGATGCAACGATTAACAAGGTAACTTTTGCATAAGGAATTATTATGGGACGCAGTACATTTGATGGGCCAAT